CAATTCGCCCCTGAACGACCCGATCCAAAGGATCGTTTAGAGGCCATCAAGGCGTTCCTTGAAATGGGGGGCAAGGTTGCCGAGCGAGAGGTTCGTGACCTCCTTGGACTTTCTCAACCCAAGGAAGGCGAACCCGTTCTTGGCAGTCAAACCGCGCAACCCGCTGGGATGGCCGACACTGTTGCAGGATGGCTACAGGAAGGCAATGCGAGCGTTCCCGCAGAGGCTACGACCCCAAGCGCGGGATCGCCAAAGGAGTTCAGTAGGCGCACATGGTGGTAAACACCCCACAGACCGTAAGCAAGATCGTTGCGGACGGCCAACAAGCCTACCGCGAGGCTATCGCTGCACAGATTGAGGGAAAGAACCCCACAGAGTTTTGGGATCGGTGGGAAATTGACACCGCCGCGCTCTTGCTCATTTCATGGGCAGAAGGGGCAACCAACACGCTACGACAGGCAGGGGTACCCATGTCAACCCCCGAACAGGTGCGGGTATCGCATTTTGCCAAACTCGATTCTACCGTTCGCGTTGGAAACGTGGCACAAGAGGTAGCGTTGCGTTTTAAAGGTGGGCCAGCGCGGGAGGTTGTCGAACGCTATGTCAACCTCTTGCCCCTCACCCGCGAACGCTGGGATGCTCTCGTTGCCTATGCGTTCCAAGCAGCGGGGGAAATGCGTGATGACGAAGCCGCTAACGCGCTAGAACACATTTTAGATAGAAGCCCTAAACTACGAGCCGTAATTCAATCTACCCCACAGCCGATAAAGCCTAACGCTCCTGAAATAGTCAAGGTGCGCCGTACCCCCGAGGTACAGGCAGCGGTTCAAGGGTCGTTCTTCGTAACGGGTATGACTCAAGATCAAGTTGAGGAAACCCGAGACTTACTTGCCCAAGCGGTCCGAGGCGACGTAACCATAAGCGTCGCTGGTAAACGGCTAGAAACGCTTGGGGTAGGGGATTTTGTCGAACAAGCGACCCTTTCCACAGGGACAGACCTGACACAAGCACGGCTAGAAACCGTCTACCGCACGAATCTCAACCGAGCACAGACGCAGGGACGGCTAGACATTTGCAGGGATTCGACCGTAAAAAAGTTCGTCCCATTGCTCATGTTCCGTGCCACACGCGATAAGAGGACGAGAGACACGCACAAAGCGATGGACGGATTCGTCGCTACGACCGAGCAAATTGACAGCATGGGTATCCCCGCTCCGCTGGGGTTTAACTGTCGCTGTTCTTGGTCGCCCGTTTCGATTGCAAAGGCATTCGCGAAGGGTTGGTGCGATGAGGACGGAAATCCGAACTATGACGCTATTCGCAGTCATAACGGCAATAGGCAACAACTGATTGACAACGGTTTAGTACCTGACAACGGATTCATTGCAGGCTGATAGGATAATTACACAATGGCACAGCCATCACACAAGATTTCCGATAACGGCGACAAGGTCGTGATTCACGATCTTGAGGTCTTTTCTGCATACGATTCAGCCATTGACGGCATTCACGATGAAGAATTGAAAGCATTCGATAACGAACGAGTGCAAGACATCGTGAACAGCACACAGCGGTATATGCAAAAGGGATCGTTGCCGCGTCTTGTGGTCATGCATGAGCGCGATGGGAATGAACCCAAATCGTCTATCGGTCGCTTCACCAAGATCAACTATCAGGAACGCAACGGTGTCGGCTACATCGTTGGTGATTGCGAAGTCGAGCGCAGCGCATTCGATAAGTTGCTTGCAACGAACGCTTTCCCGCGACGTAGCGCAGAGATTTGGCAGGATCACAACCATCTGTCTGAAGTCGCGTTGCTAGGTCGCGAAACGCCACGCCGCCCATTACCTGATACGCATTTCACCCGAAAAGGTGAACGAGTTACGTTTTCACGTCCACTCCGCTTCGATATGGGGACAGTCGGCGGCGGTCTATCCACGTTTGTCCCTAGTACGAAGGACACTCACATGACAGGCGATCAATCTGATCTGCGAGATGAGATGTCATCATTGAAAGCGGCGATGGATGAACTCCGTAGTGAGTTCAAAAAGCGTTTCGCAGAAGATGATGACGATGACAAGGCAACGATGGAAGCCGATGACATGATTCAGCAGCAGTTCGCTGAAGAAATGCCTGAAGAACTTCACATCGACATCGGTTCACACGACAACGAAGGCGAAGAAGAAGACGAGGAAGAGGACGCGATGTTCCCTGCTTCGCGTAAGGGAACTCCCGATGTCTTTGCGATGCGTCGTGAAAACGCTCGCATGGCGCGTGAACTCTCGTCGATTCGTCGCGAACTCTCCCGCGAAAAGTTCTCGCGTGAACTTGATTCGATGGAACAAGAGGGCTACCGCATTCCAGCGGAACGCCGCGATGCGTTGCTTGGCGAGTTGATTGCTTCGCGCAATCCTTCGCAGTTGATCGACACTTGGCGCGATTTGTTTGCGCGTGACCCAATGGGTGTTCGCATCGACATGAGTCGAGCAACGCTCCCATCGTCTACCATCGACAATCGTGAAATCAGCGAACTTGTCCGCGAATTCGCTGGCAAGCCCGAAGAGTTCCGCAAGGCCATCAATTCCCGCATCAAGCGGTAAACGAAAGAGAGAACACCAATGTCAGATATGGGATTTACCCCCAATTTCACAGCAGCAAGTGCTATTAACCCGTTTCGATTTGTAGAAATCAATACGACTACCCCTTTTACGGGTCAAAAGGCAAACGCTGCAAGCGACAACATTCTTGGCGTTACGGACGGTAGCGTTCGTCGATTTGATGCGACTGCTCACGCGAATGCTGGTGAGCAAATTTCTCTACAGCCCACGAATACCGTGCAGGTTGAAGCAGGAGCAGCAATTAACACTATCGGAGCGTTACTGACATCCGATGCGGACGGAAGAGCGGTTGCTGGTGCGTCCGGCAATATTTGCTTCTACATGGCATTGGAAACAGCAGGAGCCGCAGGAGAAATCATTCGTGCGTTCCGATTCGGAACCCGTGCGGTGTAATCAATCACCCTGACAACAGGAAGGACTTTCAATCATGGCATTCTCAGTAGTCGGTGGTGGACTTTCAACGTACATCCCATCCACCAATGATCTCGCAACTGGCGCACTTCAAGTCGAATTCACGCGCACTGTTAACTCGTTCGCAATTACGCGATACGCGCAACTTGTGCCTACTAGCAAAATGACGGGTTACTATCTCCGTCAAGACACCACGGATAACACGCGAATCACAAATGATCGCGAGTTCGCGTGGCCGCTCGGTAACGACCGTCCTACGGGCAAGCAGAACGCATTTGAGTTCTTGCCATACTCAACGCAGCGATTCGCGTTTCCGTTTTACATTCCTCAAGAAACTACCGCTCAGGCTTCTTGGGATATTGTTGCACAGCACGCACGTTCTAAAGCACAGTTGGCAATGACTTCGCGAACGAATCGTGCAGCAACCGCTTTGAGCGCAGCAGATTGGGGCGGCAATACTGCCGATAACACGCTTACTATCGGTGGTGGCGCATGGCAAAACGCGACTGATTCAAACAACTTCATTCAGAAGACGATTCAATACGTCATGCGAGCGGTGTCAAAGACCACTGGTGGCGCGGTTTCTCCAAACCAACTCATTATGGTCATTAGCCCCGAAATTGCTACCACGCTTAGTCAGTCACAGGAAGTTCGTGCATATGTCAAGAACTATCCTGCCGCGCTTTCGTTCCTTCAGGGTGGAGATACATTCTCGCGCTGGGGTATTCCTCCAACCCTTTACGGACTCTCTGATGTTGTTGTAGACGATTCCGTCAAGACAACAAGCAAGAAGGGTGCTGCAACTACCGTCAATTCCTACATTTACGGTAACGGTGCTTACTTCTTGTCCCGTCCAGGCGGTCTTGTCGGCGTTGAAGGTTCTAATTCGTTCTCAACACTTCAGATTTTCGCTTACGAAGACATGACGGTTGAGCAATTCAACGATCCATTGAACCGACGCATTGAAGGACGAGTAATTGACAATAG